TATTAAACAAGCAGCACAAAAAACAGTAGATGCAGCAGGTGATGGTACAACAACATCAACTGTGTTAGCACATTCAATTGCAACACAAGCATTAAATGCTACATCTCACGCTTCAACAAATGCTACTCAAATTAAGCGTGGTATTGAAGCCGCTGTTAAAGAAGTAGTAGCTGAACTAAAAACAATGTCTGTAGATATTACTAATGAAGAGCAAATCAAGCAGATTGCTACTCTATCAGCTAACGGTGATACTGAAATTGGTGAGTTAGTAGCTACAGCAATTGATAAAGTAGGCCGTGATGGTATTGTAACTGTAGAGGAATCTCGTTCGGGTGAAACATCACTTGAGGTAGTAGAGGGTTTACAGTTTGATAGAGGTTATAAATCACCTTACATGGTTACAGATAACAATTCAATGCAAGCAGTATTAACTGATGCTTTAGTATTATTATACGATGGTAAAATCAGTGCTGTAAAGGACTTATTACCAGTATTAGAGCGTGTATCCTCTGATAGTAAATCATTATTAGTTATCGCTGAAGATATTGATGGTGAAGCGTTATCTACTCTTATTGTAAATAAAATGAGAGGTATCTTAAAGGTAGTAGCTGTTAAAGCACCAGACTTTGGAGAGCGTAGAACGTTAATTTTAGAAGATATCGCTGCTGTAACAGGTGGTACTTTAATTTCACCTACTAAAGGTATGAAATTAGATCGTTTCAATATGGAATGGTTCGGTAATGCTAGAACTATTACTGTAAGTAAAGAAACAACCACTATCGTTGATGGTAAAGGTGATACTACTTTAATTGATGCTCGTATTTCAGAATTAAAATCACAAATTGATCAGTCAAACTCACCATATGAGGTTGAACGTTTACAAGACCGTTTAGCTAAAATGATTGGTGGTGTAGCTATTATCAACGTAGGTGGTGGTACTGAAATTGAGATGAAAGAAAAGAAAGATCGTATTGATGATGCTTTACAAGCAACAAAAGCAGCTTTAGAAGAAGGTATCGTTCCCGGTGCGGGTATGGCTTTAGTTAATGCTAAGTTCTCTATTACTGATCGCGATAAAACCGATTTTGGTAAAGGTAAACAAATAGTATTCCAATCATGTAATACTCCACTTAAACAAATTCTATCTAATGCTGGTGAATCATATAGTGAGTGGTATCTTAAATTATTAAAAGTTACAGATTCAAAATCTGTTCCTAATATTAATAATGGAGAAATGGTAGATGCATTTGAAGCAGGTATCATCGATCCAACTAAAGTGGTACGCTGCTCATTAGAAAATGCAGCAGCAGCCGCCGTTACATTATTAATGACGGAATGTGTAATCCACGACAAACCTGAAGACAAGAAAAAGGACGCTGGGTTTGATATGGCAGGGTTAGGAATGTAATTTGAACAAAATATAAGTTATGAACAAACAACACACTCTCTGGATTGAAAAATATAGATCAGAAATATTAGAACAATACATCGGTAACGATGCGGTTAAAACCCGCATCGCCGATTGTATTGCTTCGAATGATATCCCACACTTCTTATTCGCTGGTAGCGCAGGCACAGGGAAAACTACACTCGCGAAGTTAATCGTCAAGAACATCCAATGTGATTATCTTTACATTAACGCCAGCGATGAGAACGGGATAGACATTATTAGAGATAAAGTAAAGGGATTTGCCTCTACATCTACATTTAAACCTCTTAAGGTTGTAATATTAGATGAGTCTGATTTCTTAACTCAACCCGCTCAAGCAGCACTTCGTAACTTAATTGAAGAGTATTCAATGGTAACTCGATTTGTACTTACTTGTAATTACATCGAGCGTTTAATTGAACCACTTCAATCTCGTTGTGAAATTCATTTATTAAAGCCTCCAACTAAATCTGCTGTTGCAAAACACATTTGCACTAACATCTTAGATGTTGAAGGTGTAACATACGAAATATCTGATGTAGCTAAAATCATTAATGAACTATACCCAGATGTTCGTTCTATTATTAAAGTATTACAATCAAATGTTAAAGACAGTAAATTAACTGTTACTACATTAGATGATAACTGGTGCAAGCAACTAATTCAAATACTAATTAAACGCGATAAAAATGCTTGGTATCAAGTTAGACAATTAGTAGCTGACTCACAAGTAGATGATTTTCAAACCGCTTATCGCTATATGTTTGAGCACTTATCCGAATTTAGTTACGGACATGATGCTGAATTATCAGTTATATTAGATGACTTTATTTGGCGTGCAGGTGTCGTACCTGATAAAGAGATTAACTTCGCAGCTTGCATCGCTAAAATTTTAGAAATAAATAAAAAACAAGTATTATAATGCAACAACAACAAGGACCCCAAGTTGATATTTCAGCTACAACTGAAGTAACATGTGAGTGTGGTAACCCATCATTCAAAGAAGTAATGTACATGCGTAAAGAATCTAGATTAATGTCAGGTTTACCTGAAGATAGATTAGTTCCTATCCAATTAATTGCTTGTGATAAATGTGGAGAATTAATTGAAGCTTTCATCCCATCACCATTAAAACAATTCTATGGTAAATCTTCTGAAGATATTCAATCGTTATAAAATGAAAGCAAAAGAACTACAACAAGAAAACGAAGGGTTAAAAGCACAAATAATAGGACTATCATTTAACTTACAACAAGCTGATAAACAAATACAATTCTTACAATCTGAATTAGATAAAGCAAATAAACAAAATAAAGAATTAACAAATGATATTCAGTATACTAATATGAAGCTAAATAATATTAAAGACAAAAACGATTCAAGATACTACTAATGAATATATTTGACCATATTAAGAACATCACAACTAATAAGGGACCATACTTAGGTGACGAAGGTTGGAACAACTGGATGGTTAATCGTTATCTCAGTATGGACCCAGATTACTGTGAAGTAGTTAATTATGTCCAAAAGAATACTTGGCAAATGAAAGGTGAGCACTTGTACAATCTGTATAAGGATCTTATACCTAAACAATATAAGTATTTAAAATATATTAAGGCTAATAATAAAAAAGAATATAAAGTAGAGCAAGTAGAAGCTATACAAGTATATTTTGAAGTATCTAAAAAGGAAGCTAAACAATATATTGATATGCTACCCAAATCAGAAATTGAAAACATAACACAACAAATTAATGGGCAATAAATTAGATTCAGTCGTTACTTCAGTTATAGAACAATTTACGTCACGAGCTCTAATGGGGAAGGCAAAGTATGGTGTTGACCTTGATCGTAAGGATTTGGAATTAGTAGAATGGATTGAGCATGCTAAACAAGAACATATGGACGCCATTCTGTATTTAGAAAAAATTAAACAAATAGCAAGTGGCGAAGAAAAAATCTACTGAGATAGAGCTTAAAATAAAAAATTATCAGAAACCTGAGATTAACCATGCATTTCAAAAAAGCGTGTCTTATTCTCAGTTTTCTATGTGGGCATCGTGTCCTCATAAATGGTATCTTACTTATATAGAGAATAAACAGCCATATCAAGCTAGTATTCATACTGTATTTGGAACGGCATTTCATGAAACAATACAAGACTATATTACAGTAATGTATAATGAGAGTGGAGCTGCAGCTGATAGAATGGATTTAATAGCTCTATTCCAAACTAAATTTTCAGAAGTATATGCTAAAGAATATAAAGCAGCAGGTGCGCATTTCACTAATGCTGAGGAAATGGGTAATTTCTTTGAAGACGCAACTGCAATACTAAATTTCATTAAGAAAAACCGTAATAAACTATTTACTATACGCAAAATGCGCTTACTAGGTATAGAGATACCTCTATTACTAAATGTAGCTAATAACGTATTTTTAAAAGGTTTCATTGACTTCGTATTATACGATGAAGAATTAAATAAAGTTTACATATATGATATCAAAACATCAACAAGAGGATGGAGCGACAGAGAAAAAAAAGATGATAGTAAAATTGCTCAAATCTTACTATACAAGGAGTACTTTTCAAAACAATTTGGGTTCGATGTTGA